TCACCCGTCAAATTTGAGATTTTGAAAAATGTTTTTGACCTGATGGTCATTTTTTTCTTTTAAACTTTCTATCTGATGAGCGTAAACTTTGAGTGTGATGTTGAGATTTTCGTGACCTAGCAGCTTGGAGACTGATATTAAATCAACACCCTGTGCTATCAAATAAGAAGCGTAAGTATGTCTTAGCGAGTGATTGGTTAGATTTCTGCCAGTCACTCTTTTTATAACTTTGTTCGTTGCATTATTTGACGCTCCAAAGCATATACGATCGAGTTTATTATCCTGATAATAGTTGCTCTTAAAATTCCTTAGTAGCTCAAGGCTATTTTTATCAATCGGTACCTTCCTGATGGACTGCTCGTTTTTGGTCGGACCAAAATTTTGAGAAATTGAATAATCAAAAGTTTTATTAATATCGATATAGCCATTATCAAAATCGATGTCTTTCCAAGTCAACCCTTGAACTTCTGCAAACCGTAAACCAGTGACGGCTATGATATACGTTGTCAGGTATGATGGGTACTTGACTTTGCTTTTGGCAACCTTGATAAAGGTGAGGTATTCTGATTCTTCCATGAATTTCTCTGACTCTTCTTTGGCGGGCTTTTGCGATCTAACGATGGCCCCATCGGCAAAATTATCCCTAATAATGCCATCACGAATGGCCATTTTACAAGCACCCTTGATTTGATAATGAAATTTATCCAGAGTTTGTTGGGCTACTTTTTCGCCAAAGTCATTAAGGACTTGCTGATAAAAGGTGTGTGTGATACTCTTGAGCTTCCGAGTCCCAAAATAATGTTCGATGTGCTTAAAATTTTTGGTGTATGTCTGCCACGTCTTTGCGGTAATGTGAGGCTTTTTATATATGTCTGCCCAACGCCTGTTGTAGTCTAAAACAGTAATATCTAAAAGGTCAGCAGTCATCGTGTTTAAATCAATTTCTGCTTGCTGAGCAGCGACTTTTGCAAGTGTTTTTGTTTTAAATCCACGTTTTGATTTTTCTCTTTTTTTACCTTGACTGTCACGATAGGTGATGCGATACTCCCACCCAGAACCTAATTTTCGATAAAATGCCATTGTTTTCACCTCATTTTTCTGTTAAAATGGGTACAAGAAAACGAGCCATTTAATGCTTGTTTCTTATACATCTACCCTATGCTCGGACCGTCCAAAGTTGAGTGTAGGGATTTTTGAGATTATATATGTATAAAAATATGTTACAATATATTCAACCAGTAGATGGAGTTGACACTATGGAAAACTTAAGAAAATTTAATGGAAGAAAAATATCTTATATTTTTTTACAATTTATAGTTAACTTATCAATATTTTTATTAATTTGGTCGATTACTTTAAGATTAACTGACTTCATTAATAATATAATGATTCAATTTGCTATCTCACTATTATCTGCAATATTATTAAAATATCAAATTAAGTATGTATCAAAATGATTCATACTTTTTTAGTGTGACTACAAAATTTTATAGTTGCTCATCTTCGATTACTGAATTTAAAGCATCCTCTAGTTTATCAGGAACTTCTATTCCCAATGCTGATATTGGGACCTGTAATTCGCTTGATAGTTTCACTGCTTCTCGAATTAATTCTAGTTGCTTGCTGTCATTATCAATTTGCTCACTGCGTTTCTCATTCTTATATTTGTGATAATTCTTTAATATACCTGGATACTCAAATTCAATTCCGAAAATAGAAATCTTTCCACCAAAAAACGTTGCGCCTCCTCCGGCGATTAAGGCAAAGATCAGAAGACCATCTTTAACAACATGCGAGATAAATTCTACATCTCCTGGTGATTGTACATTACTTTTAACGTCCAATTTATTAGTTGGGGATATTAGTCGGTTGAGGAGTGAATATTGGTATATGAACTGACCTAAACTTTCACTAGAAATATCATCAGTTTCAGTTACTTTATATGATATGAATAATTTTTCATCCTCAATGTAGTATCTATATAATGCACGATTAATATAAGTTTTATAATCGTTAATATCAGACAATGTGTTGTGTGTATAAATCATTTTATATAAAGCACTATCTGCATCAGATCTTTTGAAATGATTAATCCATTTAATTTTTATTCTCTTTACATAGTTAGATTTATGATAATCTCCAGGGTTGTTTTCTGTTATCTGGTCAGCAGCTGAGCTTTCTTCATAAGGTAAGCTAATTACTTTTCCAACTATAAATCTTTCTGAGCGTTCTGAAGGAACTACAATAATGTCATTTATTTTTATTTTATTAACAAAACGTAATAGTTGACCTGCAATACTTCCATAAGATTGTTCACTTAACTCTTTTTCTTCATCGATTGTCAGTTGAGCTCTTAGAATGTTTTTCAAAGAGTCTGCATCATTATTCGCTGATTTTATATTTTCTAAACTTATTTCATTCCAGCCAATCCCAATATAGCTATTTATGTTGAAATCAGTATAGAACTCGCCTGAGTTTGACCTAACTAACCAATAATCACTTGAAGAATTAATCTTCGGAATTTTTTCAATAACTTCTTCTAAAATTTTATCAATTTCCATTTAAACCCTACTTCATACTGCATCAAGCAGATTATAATACTCACTAATAACCATGACTTCATCAGTTATGGTTTTTAAGTTGTGCCTTTTCATAAAAGATAAGTAATTGAACTCAAGTTTATCTTCGATATAACAAAACTCTTCTTCTAAGAGGCATTTGATCATATGTCTATTTGCCTGCAATTCAAATTCTTCATGACGCCTTTGATATTGGCCAGAATCGTGTTCAATATGTCCTAGTTCGTGAAAAATAACTTTCTTTTTTGACTCATCGGATAACGCTCTATTAACGAAGACAACTTTTATTTCATCAATATAGATTCCTGGACGTGGCCATAGTTCATTATCGAAATAAGCTAATTCTACATTATGAAAGTCTAAAATCTCCTCAATAGTCATAGACTATCTTCCCTTCAAGTAAATTTCAATGATATTTTGGATGGCTTCAATATCTGATTCGGTAAGCGGCTTACCATCGAATGTTTTGGCATTTTCAGCCATTTTTCGTAGATCTTCAGTGTTATACTCTTGACCGTCTTTTGCAATAGCAGGATTACCTGTCCTACCAAGCAGATAGTCGGTAGAGACATTAAAGTAATCGGCAATTTCTTGAAGACGTTCAGCGTTAGGTTTTTTATTTTTTAAACTATAGAGTGAATTTCTTCCATACCCAAGATTATCTTCTAGTGTATTCAAAGAAATTCCATGCTTTTTTGCTAGTTCTTTTACTTTTTCAAAAACAGGAAACATTGTTTTATCAACCTTTCTAAGGGTATGACAAAAAATATTTAAACTTTTGAACAAAAAAGGTTGACTTATATTATTCTTTAGTTTAAAATAGTTTTTGTAAGATAGTTAGTAAAAAACGAAGTTAAACTTTTTACAAATCTTTTTAAGTAGTTGGGGAACTGCGGAATATAAAAGAGTTATAAAGGTTATAACTAGGTTTTTTCTATACATTCATTCTATACAATAGAATAAATAATGTCAACAAAAAATTAAACTTTTTACTAACTTTCTTGCTTACAAAAATAAAACACCACCTAGCTGCTATCTAGATGGTGCTACGGAAATTATTCTGCTCAAACTAATAGCAGTAGTCAACAACACTTCACCGGTATCGTCCCCGGCACTGTAGTTGGAGTAGAAAATGATTCTCGATTTTGATTTCCTATTCTTCGTCGCTTTTGCGAGCGACAGCCAGTTTGCAATTTCTGTGGTCGTCCGGCCAGGACGCCAATGAAGATATAGGAACCCCTATTGAATCTTGCTAGTCAAGTGCGGTAGGCAAAAGGAAAACCTACAAACGAATCCATCTTCTACTGAGACACAGTCTCCTTCAAAAACTCGGACAAACGAAAAGTCCTCCTTTCATAAAAGGTTACTTGCATTATATATTTGTAAGTCGAAAAAATCAAGATGGATACTGTTTGAATCGAGCAGAATAACGTTTCCGTTAAGTTGTTTTAAATAAATCTACTTACTAGAAAGGAGTCTAACGCATGTCAGACAACACAGTCGCTGTTGAAAAAATTAAGAAGTATCTGCTTGACAATAAGCTAAAACAAGTTGACTTAGCAGTTACCTATAATAAAGAACCGCAAGATGTGGCGAATATCTTAGCTGGAAGAAAAAAAGACCCAGCATCTAATCGCTTTGTCTTAAAAGTTATTTCAGATTTAAAAATCAGATAGAAAGAACAGTATGAACGAAATTTTTAATTTTAAAGGACAAGAAGTCCGAACAGTAACAATGAATAATGAACCATTATTTTTAGGTAATGATATAGCAAATATCCTTGGATACAAGAGACCTGGCGATGCTATCAAACAACACGTTGATTCTGATGATAAAAGAACGTTGACATATAAGGCTTTCGGTGATTTGGAGCGTAGCCTGTGGCAAGGAAATGATTTTTCTAACAAAACATTTATTACAGAAAGCGGAGTATATGCACTTATTTTTGGTTCAGAGTTGCCACAAGCTAAAGAGTTTAAGCGCTGGGTAACCTCAGAGGTGTTGCCGACTATTAGAAAACACGGCATTTATGCGGTCGATGACTTATTAGATAATCCAGATATGGCCATCGCAGCTTTCCAGCGTTTGAAAGAAGAACGGCAGTTACGCTTACAAGCTCAGGAAGAAGTAGCACAGAAAAATCAAATTATTAGTGAGATGAAACCCAAAGCTACTTATTACGACTTGATTTTGCAAAGTGATTCGCTTGTTGCAATTACGGTTATCACTAAAGATTATGGAAAGAGTGCTAGGTGGTTGAATACTCTTTTGCATGAGTTAAAGGTGCAATACAGGCAAGGAAATACTTGGCTTTTATACCAACAATATGCAGACAGAGGCTATACGCAGTCCAAGACACACACTATAGACGCTGAACGGAGTAAGATGCATACCTATTGGACCCAAAAAGGACGTTTGTTTATCTATGATTTACTTAAAAATAAAAAGGGTATCCTGCCTAAAATTGAGCAAGAAGATGTTGCCTAAAAACAAAAAAAGTCCGACGGGAATCGGACTCAACAATAATACTTATGAGGTAATTTTATCATGGATAGCAGATTATTACAAATGCTAGATGAGTTTGAAGCAGGTTTGATAGACCGCAAAATCAAAGTCATGAAAATGATTAACAACGAGACGGAAATTTATCCGCTAGAACTCAATAAAAAGCAAGTCAGTAAGATGTTTGGGGTTGACCCTAAAACATTTGACGCAAGATTTAACAGCCACAAAGATTTCCCGCGTATTGAAACAGGTGGAAGAGAAAAGTACCCAAGAGATTTAGTTATTGATTGGTACAACAAAAATTACATGAAAACAGGAGTATAACATGAACAAATTAGAATTATTTTTATTAGCAACAACCGTCATCTTAGCGGTCATTGCTAGGGTGCAACACGAAGTCATCAAAAAACACAATTCGCCAGAGAATAAGCGAAAAATTTTTAGGGAAGTAGCTTTAGAAAACAGCAAGAAATGGAGTGCAGAACGTTATGTCTAAGTGGGAATTACAAAAACAACTACTGGAAAATGCGACAGATTTTGAGAGCACAGTTGAGGCTTTACTTGACTTAAACGAGTCTGGCGAAATATCTGATCTAGAACTCTTACTGAACTTAAAGGATAAATTCAGAAGCTATTCCAAAGAAAAACTACGCATTCTAGATGAAATTATCAAGCTAGGAGGTGCAGAACGATGACAACTTTTGAAAAGATTATCAAGAACCTTAATCGAATCGAGGGAGAATTAGCTAAACCTGAATCTGAAAGACGAGATAGCTTACCTATCCTATCCGCTCAGTTGAGTGCCATCAAGCAAGATTTAAAATTGATGCTTTGGATTGAGCTGCCTTCGTTAAATAATGTGGAGAAATACGAAGCTCTTTATCAAGGAAATGATTTTAAATTCAGTGAAACTTTCTTAGAGCGTCAAGCGACGAGAAAAGCCTTTTGGAGACGATTAGCTAAAGAAACTTTCAAAGAAGACCAGGATAAGAGGAACTTTGTTAAGTTGGCTGAGAAAGAATTTAAAGGTGCAACTTTGTCATGGCAAGAATTTTTGTGGGGTAAAAAGAAATGAACATATCACTAAAATTTATTGATGAAACCCTAGCTGGTTTAAATGATATTTTACGCCAGGGGGGGCTCTCTTGTTCCCAAAGCCAAGCCCTGGCGGACGCAGTTTTTATATTAACAGCTTTAAAAACAAGTAATTGAGGAGAGAAAATGAACTATTTAGAATATGCACTAGTTTATCTTGAACGTGAGTTAGAAATTATTGATAACGAAGTTATCGAAGTTGAGTTGCCGGGCGGAGATTGGGAGTTTGTGCCTAATCCCTACTACGAGAAAGGTCTACATGATAGCCCACACTATCGTAGTCAGGTTGCTAAAGACATTCTTGATATTAAAGGACTTTTGGGGAGGTGAGGCTATTGATTGCATCAAAAAAGACGGCTTAGGAAACCGTCAACAATTATACACACTTAAATTATAACACAGAAAGAGAGAAACACAATGATTGAAGTAACTTTTAAAGCAGAGAGCATGGCAGGTGTTTTCGATGCTATGCGTGAAGCTCTGGATATGCCGAAGACAGTAACCAAGGATGTTGTTGAAGAAAAACCAGCTCCTAAAAAGAAAGAAGAGTCTGTAACTTTGACATTAGCTGATATTAAGAAAATGGCTAAAGCCAAGGTTGAAGAAGGGAAGTCAAAGGACATCAAGGAAGTCTTGAAAGAGATGAACGTCGCAAAAGTTGGTGAACTTGAAGAATACCAGTTTGCTGAGTTTGTTGAGAAGTTGGAGGCCCTCTAATGCCAGTAGAAAATCACGCACTACTGTCTGCTTCTAGTGCTCACAGATGGCTTTATTGCCCTATGCTGCCGAGATTAGAAGCAGACTACCCTAGCCGCGATACCGTATACACTCAAGAGGGCACAAGCGCCCATGAGCTTTCTGAAATCAAACTGATGTACAAGTCTGGTAAAATCACCAAGCGTAAATTTAACACGTTAATCAAGGCTTTTAGGGAAAACTCAGACTTCTACAACGAAGAGATGGAAGAGATGACGGAGCTTTACACAGATATTGTTATGGAGCACCTAAATGCTTATGAGAACGCCGAAATTGAACTTGAAAAACGGGTTGATTTTAGCGACTGGGTGCCTGGCGGTTTTGGGACTTCGGATGTCGTCATTTTGGCGGATGGGGTCATTGAAATTATTGATCTTAAGTATGGCAAGGGTATGCCTGTGTCTGCTAACCAAAACCCGCAGATGGGGTTGTACGCTCTGGGAGCTTACGCTTCCTACGATATGGTTTATGACTTTGACCGTATCAAGATGACAATTATTCAGCCGCGTTTAGATTCGGTTAGTTCTGTTGACATTTACGTAGAGGAGCTTCTGTATTGGGCGGATAATGTTGTCTTGCCTATGGCCGCTCAAGCAGACGCAGGTATTGGCGACTGGAACCTAAGTGAAAAAGTATTGCAGTGGTCTCCTGTCGCAGCTAAATTGGTGCCAAGAGCGCAAGAAAACTGGGAATTAATTGATAAATATGACTATCAGGAGCCTGTCTATTTATCTGATGAAGCCGTCGCAGAGATCCTTGACAAAGCCTCAGCTATCAAGAAGTGGGTTGAGTCAGTTGAAGCCTATGCCCTGAAAGAAGCACTCTCAGGAAAAGAAGTTCCAGGCTATAAGATTGTCGAAGGTAGAGGTAATCGTGTGCTTACTAATAAGGAGGCAGCTGCGGCAATACTTGAGAAAAACGGCTTTGAAGATATCTACAAACCAAAAGAGCTACTGTCCATGGGGGCTCTAGAGAAGATGGTCGGTAAGAAGCGTTTTGAGGACATGATGGCCTTTATCCTTGATAAACCACAAGGTAAACCTGTCCTTGTCAAAAATAGCGACAAGCGACCCGCGTTAAATAGCTTAGAATAAGCAATAAAGGAGTTTGAATAGAATATGAAGATTTATAAAGTAAAAGTTAAGTTTAGACAAACATGCCATAAAAAATTCAAGGGTAAGAAATACAGCTACTTTAGTTTTGAAGAGTTGCGGGTAGGTGACCTTGTGGTTGTCGAAACTGTTTATGGCCCTAGCGTAGCCAAGGTAACAGAAGTTGTTGATGCCAATGAGCTTTTTACAGCTACCAGCTATGTTATTTCCAAAGTGGATACTTCACTTTTAGCGGGCAAGAAAGAGTTAATGGCTACCGCCTTGACTGTAAAAGCAAATATTGATGCGGAAACGGCTGAGTTTGCAGCGAAATATAAAGATGCTTATTATTTAGGCCTGTTTGATCAGTACAAAAACCAAAATCCAGAATTAGCAGAGTTATTAACACAATTAAAAGAATTATAGGAGAAGAATTATGACACCAAGCACAACTAAAGTAGTAACCGGAAAAGTACGCCTAAGCTATGTAGCTTTACTAGAGCCTAAAGCCTTTGAAGGTCAAGAGGCTAAGTATTCAACAGTTATCTTAATTCCAAAAACAGACAAAGTCACAATCAAGAAAATTAAAGACGCGCAAAAAGCTGCTTATGAAGCTGCCAAGGACAATAAACTCAAAGGGGTTAAATGGGAGCGCGTTAAGACAACGCTTCGTGACGGTGACGAAGAGATGGATACTGAAGAGCACCCAGAGTACGCTGGACACATGTTCATGTCAGTGTCAAGTAAAACTAAACCGCAGATCATTGACAAGTATAAAAACTCTGTTGATTCCGCAGAAGAAGTCTACTCTGGCGTCTATGCCCGTGTATCACTTAATGCTTACGCTTACAACACAGCGGGAAATAAAGGGATCTCTTGCGGATTAAACAACGTCCAAATTGTTGCTAAAGGAGACTACCTTGGCGGCCGTTCGTCAGCTGATGCAGACTTTGACGAGTGGAACGAAGAAGAGGACGAAGACGACATTTTATAGTAGAGGGCCTCTTTAGAGGCTCCTTATTTTTAAAGGAGAGGTATGAGACATTTAAATATTGATATTGAAACCTATAGTTCGAATGACATCAAAAATGGGGTTTACAAGTACGCTGACGCTGAAGATTTTGAGATTTTACTTTTCGCTTACTCTATAGATGGCGGAGAAGTAGAGTGCCTTGATTTGACAAGGCAGTCTCTACCTGAAGACATCAAAGATATGTTATTTGATGATAAAGTCCGAAAGCACGCCTTTAATGCCCAATTCGAAAGAGTTTGTCTCAGTCGTTACCTCGGCCTACCTTACTATCTAGATCCTTGCCAATGGCAATGCACCATGGTGCTGGCCCAAGAGTTGGGTCTGCCTTCAAGCTTGGAAAAGTGTGCGCTGTATTTAAAATTAGCACAGGAAAAAGATACCTCGGGTAAAAACTTAATCAGATACTTTTCCCTGCCTTGCAAACCAAGTAAAACTAACGGTGGGAGAACTAGAAATTTACCAGAACACGCCCCCGAAAAGTGGCAAATGTTTATTGACTACTGTATCCAAGACGTTGTTGTTGAGATGGCAATCGCCGAAAAACTAGAATCAGTTCCTGTGCACGACCGCGAATGGGACTACTACGCCTGCGACCAGAGAATCAACGACAGAGGCGTGGCACTTGATAAAGAGTTAGTTGCTTCGGCTTTGTATTGTAAAGATGTTAAGATGGAAAGTTTGTCTGGTGAACTAAAAGCACTAACAGGACTTGCTAACCCAAACAGTAGGGCTCAGCTGCTACCGTGGCTAAAAGAACACGGTTATTCGGCTAACGGGCTGACTAAAGCAGATGTTGAACAGGAACTTAAGACGGCCGAAGGAGAGCTTAAGAGAGTTTTAGAACTTAAACTACAAACCGCGATGTCAAGTCTAAAAAAATACGAAGCTATGGAAAGAGCTATGTGCTCAGACGGACGAGTTCATGGGCTACTTCAGTTTTACGGGGCTAGCCGGACAGGAAGATGGGCGGGCAGAGTTGTCCAAGTACAGAATTTAGCTAGGAATTATATAAAGGATCTAGATGATGCTAGAGGGTATGTTAAAAAGCGTGATATTGATGCTGTGGAGATTTTATACGATAGCCTTAATGACACTTTAAAGCAGCTCGTGCGAACGGCACTCGTGGCTAAAGAGGGCTGTACCTTCTATGTCTCTGACTTCTCAGCGATTGAGGCTAGGGTGATTGCATGGTTTGCTGGAGAGCAGTGGAGGCTTGACGTGTTTTCGACGCACGGGAAAATTTACGAGGCGTCTGCCAGTCAGATGTTCGGAATTCCAATTGAGGAGATTGACAAGGAACTACGCCAAAAGGGCAAAATTTCAGAGTTAGCACTTGGCTATCAAGGAGGTCCTGGAGCGCTTAAGCAGATGGGGGCTCTAAATATGGGAGTCAAGGAAGAGGAGCTTCAAGGGTTAGTTGATGACTGGCGCAGGGCCAATAAGAAAATCGTCCAATTTTGGAAAGACGTACAAAGAGCCGCCATCAAAGCCATCAAATCGAGAGCACCGATAAAACTTGGAAAACTACGATTTAGATACCGTAAAGGTTTCCTCTTTATAACATTGCCTAGCGGTAGGAACTTAGCTTATGCAAGAGCCAAGGTTGAGCCTGGCGACTTTGGAGACAAAATCATCTATGAGGGCCAAGGAGATAAGGCATACTTCACAGCGCAAGAGACTTATGGCGGTAAGCTTGTCGAAAATATCGTTCAGGCGACGGCTAGGGATATTCTAGCTGAAGCGCTTCTGAGGATTGAAGCTGCAGGCCATGGTGTTGTTTTCCACGTTCATGATGAGGCTATTATCGAAGGCTCAGGCCTGACAATCGAAGGGGTTAATGATCTTATGGCACAAGCGCCTGAATGGGCGGAGGGTCTTCCTTTAAATAGCGAAGGCTATGTAACAAAGTATTATATGAAGGATTAGATAGATGAAGCAAGAAAAACTAATAGTAAAGTCTTCTCCCCTGCAAGAGCTTCATATCGCAACAGGTAGTTCGCGAACAGCTAAGACATGGAAAAATATCACGCTAACTTGGCAGGAGCTGGTTGAGAGGTTAGAGAAACCTACAGTCACCCAAGAGACGTTTGCGGAGTACCAGAAGATGTCTCGAGCAGAAAAAGGGCAAGCAAAAGACGTAGGGGGATTTGTCGGCGGGTGGCTAAAGCAGGGTAAACGAAAAAACGAAAATGTTCAAAGCAGGTCCTTGGTTGCGCTTGACGCAGATAGCCCAAGTAAAGATTTCTTAGATAGGCTAGACCTGCTTGCAGATTATGCATTCGTACTCTACAGTACTCACAGCCACTCAAAAAAAGCTGCTAAGTACCGTCTTATTATCCCTACTGACCGTTTAATGATGCCTGATGAATATGAGCCAGTCGCTAGATATTTGGCTAATCAACTAGGCATGTCGAACTTTGATGACACGACTTATCAAAGCGTACGCTTGATGTTCTGGCCGAGCCACTCAAGA